TTGCAGCTTGCCGTCTGCATTCATGTGGGCGTAGCAGCCTGCCGCTTCCGCCGCCCAGGAGATGATTTGGCGGCAGGTCAGGTCGTCCGCGTAGAACGCCTGCACGCTGTAGCTGCCATTGATGGGCAGGCTGCTGCTGGCAAGCGCAACCCCTGCCCGCTGGCAGGCAAGCTGTACCAGCTGCCAGATGGTTTTGGGGAACTGCGCCTGATTGGCCCGCAGCCAGCCGGAGAAGTCCGCATCCAGCTTGGACATGGTGTCATACGCCACCACCTTGTATACCGCATTAGAACCCGATACCTCGCGCATCATGCCCTGGTATTCCGGCTTTTCGCAGTAGAACACGCCTGCTTTTGTCCTGGTGTTTGCATCGTCTACCGTATACAGGGTCAGCTTGTCGCCCTGAGCAATCAGTTTTTCATCTGCGGCAATGTACTCCACTTCTATTTCATCGGTGCACGCACTGCCAAGCGTAAATTCTTTTTCGCTGTTTACGCTGGCGGTCAAAGTGCAGGATAAAATAATGGTGGAACCAATTTCTGCCCCATTTTCTTTTACAAGCAAATATTTCAGCATTTGGTTCCACCTTCTTTACTTTTCTACCATGTCAAAGCTGACATCTGTATACAATCCGCCATCCTCTTTGCACATGGTCAGGTTGTAAGTTGTATAGGAAATATCGCCCGTGTAGGCTTCCATTGTATGGGTTTCCCCCTGGTCAACGTAAGTTGCCGTATATTCCTTACCCTGCACCAGCCCCACAAGCTCTTTCAGCTCGTTTCCGGTCATGGCATTGTAGGTCAAGCTTACTTTGTGCAGGTCGCGGCGCAGCCAGTCAATGTGCATCACGCCGTCTTCGGTTCGCCCACTGTTTGACCCGGTATAGTTGGTGTGCTCAATCTTTACCCCATGCGGTTCATACAAATTTGTGCCATTTGCAGCCCATGTGGAGCTTTTTGTATTAAATGTCATGGCATCACCTTAAAATGCCGGAACACCGGTTCTGATTTGTTCGCGCTGTGCCTGATTTTTGACTACGCGGAACACTTCTTTGCCGTCAATGATAATGCGGGTATCGCTGCCCTGCATCTGGGCCAGCATCTGCCGCATCAAAGCCAGCATTTCCCGGTCGCTTTCGGCGTTTGCTTCCAGCACGGTTGCTTTCATCAGGCTTTGCGGGGTCACAATTTCGGGGTTTGTCTGTGCATTAGCGTATTCGCCTGCCAATACAGGTGTCGGGGATGTCAGAACACCGCCGCTGGCAAGGTGGGGCAGTTCGGATATATTGGGGATAAAGTCAAACGTAACGGCATCCCACAATTTATGCCCTGCAATGCTGAACGATGGAATCTCAATCTTTAAGCTGTTCAGCCAGCCAATAAAATTGTTGATTAAGTCAATACCGCCATTTAGAACGCTTTTAATCACATCCAGTGCATTTTCCTTGAATTTCCCTAGTATCTGCATGATATTGTCCAAAAATGCTACTTTGACAAATGCGACAAACACTTTGATTGCATTTTTTGCAATGTTTGCAACCCCCGTAAATACCTCTCCCCAGTTTGTAGAAAACACGCCTTTCAAGAAGCCAATTAACAAATTGAATTCATCTGAAAAAGATTCCACAATCGCAGAAGCAACAGAAGCTACAAATTCTGCTATCCAGCCAAATTCATCCGAAAAGGATTCAACAATGGCAGAGATAATAGACCCGATAAAATTGCCAATCCAGCGGAACGCCGCGCCAACGCTTGATTTGATTTCCTCCAACTGTTCATCACTTACCAGTCCGAATTTGCGCACCAACATGGTAAGCCACTCAAATCCAAGCACAAACATGGCTGCAACCTGGCCGCCAGGCACAAGCAAAAGACCAAACCCAATCAGCAAGGTAATCAAATCGCCAAAGTTCAAATCCAGCTCTTCTTTTGCCTTAGCAAAGTCATCTTTCATCCACTTAATCGCGTCAGGCACCGTTTTTTCAAAAAATGTTACAATCTTTTCCTGAACGCTTTCTGGAATCAGTCCCCATAGCTTTTCTTTCAATTCATCAATGGATTCTTTCGCCGGTTCAAGCCCTTCTTTAAGGCCTTCCCAAAAATTGCTGGCAGCTTCTTTTAGCGTCTCAAAAACTCTTGAAAGTCCTTCCCTGAATGCTTCGCTGTTTATCATCAAATTGGTAAACTGTCCAACAATTGCGCCTATTGCAATCGCAAACGCCGCAACCGGTGCCAGTTGAAAAGCCCCACCTGCCGCACCGTTCAAAGCACCAAACAACTCAAGGATTTTTGCTGCTCCGTCTTTGATGGAGCCAAGAACCGTAGGCAGCAGTTCGGGGATTTTCCACGCCAAAAACGCTGCCCCAACCCCTGCAATAAACGGCAATACCGCCTGCGCTGCAGTCTTAATCCGGTCAACCCATTCCGTTACCTTGCTTTCCGCAAGCTGGCCGAACATGTCATAGCCGGAAAGGTCAATCCCGCCCAGCACACTGCCGCCGGTTCCGGCATCCCCGCTGCCGCTGCCACTACTGCTGTTATCCTGCGCAACATTCAGCTCATCAAACCCGCCAATTAAATCACGTGTATTTTTCGCGGCTTTTGCAGCAGAATTTGCCACATTGTTCAGCCCTGCACTTGCTCCGCCGGTAGCTGCGGTGGCTTCGTTCTTAAAATCAGCCCACTTTACCTGTGCGCCAAACAACCGGGCAATAGCTGAAATTACCGTCTGAACAACTTTTACCACCGCAATCATTGGCGGCAGAATTGCATTTACCGCCGGTATCAGCACAGCACCGATTGCTTTTGCCAGCTGTTCCACCTGCGATTTCAAAATACGCATCTGGTTTGCCGGTGTATTCAGTGTGCGGCCCATGTCCATCTGTGCATTCGTGGTTTGCTTCATAATGGCAATGTAGCGCAGTTGGGCTTTGTCTGCCTGCGAAAGGCTGTTAATGTTTTTGTTAATGCCCAGGTTATATAGTTCCTGCTGTAATCGAGCGTTGGATATATCCACACCCAAGCGGCGGATGGGTTCCAGTTCGCCAGAGATTGCAGCCTGCAATTTTTGGAAAGATTCTTCAATCGAAAGGTTGTGGAACGATGCAAGGTCATAGCCCAGCTGGGTCAGGTTAGAACTTAAGATATAGGCTCTATCCCCGGCCACGCCAAAGCTCGTGGTAAGGTTTTGGAACAAGGCCATGTTTTTCATTGCCTGTCCGCTGTCCACGCCCAGCAGTCCCTGCATGCGGTCTGCAAGTTCTGCCCCCTTGTCTGCAAAATCCCCCATTGCAACGGAAAACAAGTTGATATCTTCAACATATTCGCTGTACTTTGCAATCGCCTTGCCCAACGTCTGGGAGATTGCCACAATGCTAATCAGGCTTTTGGCCTTGTTTAGCAAGTTACTGAACGCACCGCCCAAAAGGTTAGTTTCGCTCACGGCCTTTTTGGAAGAAAGGTTGTCCATCGCCTTTTTCAGTCTGTCGAGCCCTTTTGTTGCGTTCGCGGTGTCTGCTTCAATTTCTACTGTTAGCTTGTCAATCTGTACTTCTGCCAAAACCTCACCTCCCAAACATGCGTTCCATAAATTCCTGTTCCTGCTTTTCCAGCCTGCGCTTATGCTGTTCTTCCGCTTCCTCTTCCGTCAACGGATACGGTTCGCTAGGGTACTCAAACGGTGTTTTCCCCTTTTCGATAAACATGTTCCCAACGCTGACATTCAAAGCTGCTATTGTGTACTTGTTTTCCATCCACGCTTCAAAGTTCCACCGCTGCATGCGCAGCTGGTGGGCTTTGCGGTAGGCAATGGCAAGTTTTGGTTCCTGATTCCAGTATTCATCTGCGCTCATGCCAATGCTTAAGTAAAACGGGAACATTTCATCAAAGATTTGTCCCCATGTTTTTTCTTCTTTGGGGAGATCGTCCGTTACTCGGTCTCCCACGTCACCTTTTTTCCGTCATCTGCCATGCTGTTGATTGCGTCAGCATACATATCGACCAGCATGTTGCACAGTTCTCCGCGTTCCTCGATGGTCATATGGTTCCAAATGTCGTCCACAGTCTTGCGCTTCACGCCCTTGCAGCGGGCCGCAAAAGCGCCGTAAAACAGCTTTTCCATCTGGGTTGCGGGCTGTGCATCCAGCGCGTTCAGGTTAAAACCACCAGCTTCTACCTGCTTTACAGTTTCGCGGGTATACATCAGCTCATAAGCTTTGCCGTCAAATTTAATTTTCATGTTTTAATCCCCCGATACCGTGATGGTGTCCATAAACTCAAACTCGCCGTCAGAAGTAATGTCGATATTAAAAGCGATTGCGTCATCCACGCCTTTGCCCGGCACCGAAACAGTATGCTGCCCGTGCCATATCCAGCCCCAGCCGCTGCGGCTTCGCACTGCGTAATATGCCGGGGTGTTTGCGGTCTGCTGCACTGCCTTATAATTGGCCGCATCAGAATCAATAAAGCAGGGAAAGCTCATGGTATCACTTTTGGGCAAAGCCGGGATCGTTGCCTGCCGGGTGTGCATCAGGGTGGTAACGTCAATGGTATCGGGTGCAGAGCTTAAATCCGGATACTCGCTTACCCATGCAAGCTCTTTCAGGGTAGTCTTGGAATCACCGCGAAGCAGCTGCACGCCTTGGGTACTGATAGCTACATGTTCATTTGCCATGTTTTCAACTCCTTATCATGTCCGGGTCAATACCCCGGTTTCTGTTATGCGCGCCCGGTATGTGCTTTCAGCCCGGTACGCGCTGTTCTGGTACAAATAATTGCTTTCAAAATAGCTTTGCCTGCTAAAATTCAGTTTTTCTGCAATTTCATCAATGCAATACTGTATCTTTCTGGCATTGCTGTATTTGATATTGCCGGATGTATACACCCGGATTCGCAGCTGAATGATTGCAAAACGAATTCTGCCGCTGCTGTCGTGGTCTGTCGGCCTGTCCTGCTGTTCAATCTGAACACACGGGAAGTTGGGCAGCTGGTCAGTAATCACGCTGCTTACCTTGATTCCCGGAAATTTTGTTTCAAGCTCTTGTGCAAAGCTCTCAAAAATCTGCGGCTGAAAATCTTCCACTAGCGCATTACCTCCTCCCAAACAGTTTTTATGCTTGCTGCCATCTGGGCGGTGCTTTCCCACATTGCACATGCAGGCGGGTTGCCCTTTGTGCGCCAAACATCCGGCTTTTGCTCGCCCAATCTGTTGTATACAGGCTGGGCGGTAGGGCCGGGAACACCTTTGTAAACCCATCCGTTGGGTTTTGTACCCTGTCCCCTGCCGTATGTTCCGTGCGCATACATCCCGCTTGGATGCTCCGCAAACGCAACGCCGGCGCCAAATTCAATAAAGGCAACGGCTTGCCCGGTGGCGTAAACAGTAGCCTTTTTGCCATCCGGCTCCACACCAACCGCAATATCGCTCATGTCACCATCATAAACGGCGGCAGTAAACCGTATCTTGGCAACTTCTGCCCCCATTTCTGACAGTCTTTTTACAAACTGTTCAATGCGGGTTTCCAGCGTTTTGCGCCACTCGCCATATTCTTTCTGCGCCTGCTTTATGCCAGCATCGCTTAAATTCAGCTTGATTTTCATGGCACGATTTCTTTCAGCGCATACAATACGCCGTTTATGGTATCTGCTTTTTTGGTCACAACATAATCCGGGCTTTCACTTGCATCGCGGTTAATCCAAACCAGCGTTCCTTCATGCAGCGGGCAATTCACATTTGCGGTGCATGCTGTTCGGCTGTAATCTGTAAACCCGCCAAAAGCGGCGGCTTCCATTGCGCCAACAGCTCCGCTCACACTGATTCGCAACTGCTCCGGCGGCTCCATAACGGGCCGTTTTTCGCCGGTGCGGTTTCCGTTTTCATCTTTGATTGCGGCAGAACCGATGCTGTTTTGGTACCAAATTGTTTTCTGGTTGGATCTAAGGTCTCGCATCAGCATCCAACCTTTCCAACCGGGACAATTTCTTCCAACAGCTGCTGCGGAACATCCTCACTGCCCCATGTGCGGCTGATACCGCTTTCGCTGTGGCTGGTCTCATATTCCGCGCCAAGTTTGTTATAAAATGCTAATGCAATCCGGAACTGCAAATCGCGGTATCGCTCTTCCAGCTCACCACCGCCAAAAGGAAAACGGCGGGCCAGTATCACGGATTCTGCGCTGTCCAGCAAATCCGCTAACAGGTCAAGGTCGTTTTCGCCTGTCCGTTTTTGCAATCGCTCAAAGATCTCCATACTGTTACCCGCCGTCATTTAGGATTTTGGCTTTCTGCCCCGCCGGTGTTCTACCACAGGGGGTGTTTCCGCCTTTTCGGTTATTACTTTCCCGTATTTTGCCATTTCGGCACTGTCCTGGTCGGCAATCTTCACCTTTTTCCCGGTCACGCAAAGCTCACCACCGTAAAACACTGCATAATCGGGAATCAGCCAGGTCATGCCGTCACCTTCATAACGGCAACTTCGTCCATCCGCTCAAAGCTGGGCAGCACGATCTCGGAAGCGTAGGTGTTTACGTTGACCGGATGCACGGTGGTTTCAACGGTAATGGCAACGCCGGTGTTCACAATAGCAACATCGGCCTTGCCGGAACCCGCAAGGTCTGCTTCCTCCGGGGTGGTGCCGTAAGCAGTCTTGCCCAGTGCGCCCTCCGGGATAAAGCTCACATAGCCGTCCGGAACAAACTTGTGGCTTGCGCCGCCCTCATCGGCATACAGTTTGTCGTAAATCACGGTCTGAATGCCGGTAGTGGATGCGATCACATCTTTGGCTTCATCGTTGGTCAGGTAGCCCATACTGCGGCCAGTTACGGTCAGCCAGCGATTCTTTACGGCATCGGTGGCTTTCATCAGGTTGAACGTGGTGGTGTTCATTACCATGTAAGCCAGGGTCACACCGTAATTGTTTGCCATATTGTCCTTGATGGTCTGAATCTGCTTGAACGGGTCAGCGGTTGCGGTGGCAGTCCACAGGTCGGTGGTAGTCAGCGCAGTGTAGTTTGCCTTTTTCCATGCGCCATCCGGGTCATAATTGTAGGTGTAGTTCACGCCATTGGCCTTGATGGTAATACCCATTGCGCCGTCCTCCGGGAACAGCAGCTGCATGCGCATGCGTTCCGGAACAACGTCAGCACCAGCAATCAAATCCTGCTGGTCATCGTAAATGCGGTTGATGACATCCGCCGCATAGGGGTCATTGCTGCTCTGGGCACGTAGAATCTCCTGGCGGTCTTTTTCCTTGATCTTGTAGCCCTCGCGGAAAAACGGCATTTCGGTTTCCAGCTTGCTCACGCCGATGCGGTCACGGAAAGTGGCCTTTGCATCAAAAGCAGAGGGTTTCAGGGAAACAGGCAGGCCCTTGTGACCCTTAATCCATGCCAGGTCAAGGCCAGCACGCTTTACAGAGGGGAACAAACCGCCGCCCAGGTACGGGATTGCGTTGGAAGCAGCTTCGGTATAGTTTGCCGCAATGATTTCAGGTGTAAAAAGTTCAGTAAGGTTCATGTTTTCACCTCCGTTATGCGTTCACGCCGGTATTGGTGCGCAGGATAATGGTATCCGGCAGGTCAGATTCTGCAGCAAGGTCGGTACCGCTGTGCGCCTTTGCCTTTACTGCATCAATCACGCCCGCAACCAGCAGGCTACCGTTGGGGTTTTCATCCGGGTCAACGTCATACAGCACAACGCCAACGCGGCTGTCAACTGTCAGTTTTTCACCAGCCTTTTTTGCGGTGGTTGTGGTAAACGGGATTGCGGTAAAATCATTGCTGGCCAGAATCTCAACTGCACCGGCAACATCCGTTTTCTTGAATTTCATGCTTTCACTCCTTACTTGTAATAATCAATGACTTTTGCGGCTGCCTCATTGGCCTGTGCTTTTGCCTTGCCGCTGCGCTTGGCAAATGCCATGTATTCGCTTTCTTCTTCGGTGCTTGTACCAGCGCCGCTGGGTCTGGGGCTGTTGCGCATAAGGTCTGCTTTCAGCTTGTCTGCAAGCACCTGATTGGCCTTTGCAGCATTGGCAAACACCGTTTCCATGTCGCCATCAAAAAGGGCTTCTGCCGTACTTTTGGCAAGTTTTTCATCGTAGCCAAGCGCAATATACTTGGTAACGTTTTTAGAAATGGTGTTTTCTTTCAGCAGTGCGTTATAATCGTTCTGCAACTTTTCCTGTGCGGATTTGGCTTCTGCAGCAGCGGTTTCTTCGGCAGTCATTTTTTCTTTCAACTGCTTTTTGTAACTGCTGGCTTCGCTCATCACCTTGTCAAAATCTTCTTTTTTTACAAGGTTCTTTGTATCCACCGGGTCAGGCAGGTCAACGCCAAGCAGCGCCGTCACCTTGTCTGCATCGCTCATGTTTTCAAAGCCGTCAATGGTGCTGGTGTCAAATTTCATTGGTTCCTCCGCGTTATTTTGTCGGCGTTCTCTCGCCCGTATTTGTGCGTTTTAGCGTCTTCTCTGACCTTTGCGTTTTAGCGTCTTCTCTGACGATCAAACAGGTGCCAGCCAACACCTGCATTTCCTGTGGGGTTTATCGGGGATATTATCAATCGGGTAAATCTCTCCGTTGCGTTCTCGGCAAACCTGGCACACTTTTTCATCCCCGGCAGTGTGCCACTGCACCTGTTCTACTCCGGCATCTGTAAATGCCTTGATTCTTGCAGAATCGGTCACGTCATCGGCGTATTGGTACGTCATATCGCTCCAATACCGCAATGCACGCCGGAATTCGTTCTTATGGTTTGTCCGGCTCAAAAGCCCCTCTTCAAGGTAGGCCCGCTTTCGGTCAATCTCGTGTTCGTACACATAGCCGGTAACGGCGCTGTATCCGGCAAGCAAGGCAAGCAGCCATGCCCTGTCGGGTTTTTCTTTGCCATGAACTTCGGCATCCTGGTAGCATTTTTTTGCCAGTTCTAAAAAGACTTCCTGATTGTCTTTGGCAATATCCTGGTATAGCTGCTTGCAGGCGGGCATAACGTTCAATTCATCAAACTGCGTTATCTTCCGGGATGCTTTTTCAAACCTGCGTATCGCCCTGCGGTTCAGCAGCCTGATTGCGCTGTCCGTTGGTTTCCAGTCCATTGTCAAGCTCCTCATTCAGGCTTTTTTCAAGCTCTGCCTGTTTTTCCTCGTAATATTTCATGCCCTCCTGCAAGGCCATTTCATTGTCACGGAACGGGCCAAGTTCGCGGTATACCGTTTCCGGCGCGATCTTTTCACAGCCCAGGCCCTGAATAAATACCTGCATCTTGCTCTGGATGTCAGTCAGGTTGTTGCGGGTAAACTGTGCGTACACATCCCCTACATTCAGGCCAAGATTATTTGTTGTGTTGCAAATGGTCAGGAACACACGCAAGAACTGCCTTTCACTGCGCCGGAACATGTCTTCACTGTCCTGGGCGCGGCTTTCTGCGTCTTTCCAGCCATCGCGCATAATGGTTGCCTGCCCGGTATCGCTGGTGGAAGAACCGCCGTTGCGGTTCGGCATGCCACAGATGGTCAAAATCTTATCATGCAAATCATCCACAGCGGTCTGCACAGTAGAACTGTTCATCTCGCTGCTGATGCGATAAATTTTTGCAGGCATCCCCTGCTGGGAATCTTTGATTTTGATAAACTTACCGCCGCTGGCAAGCTGGCTGTACTGGCCGTCTTCCAAATCAACGTTCTGGAATACGTCATACGCATTTACAAAATCCTGCACATTATCCACGCGGTTGCTTTCCAGCGTGTTAATACCATTCAGAAGCGGCAACACTACTTCAAACGCGCCCATTCTGGCACTGTTGTTGGGGTATTCCACAATCGGCACACTGCCGTACAAATGCCCAGACTGCCTGGTGATTTTCCCGCTTTTGATTTCAAAATATTCGCTGTCAGTGTAAACACCGTAATACTTGGCATCGTTTTCATCGTACTGTGTCAGCACACCTGCCATTGGCTTTTTGGTATAGCCGCTGTAGTAGATGACAAACGCTTCACGCGGGTCAAGGGTATAAATGCAGGCAGGGCTTCCCGCCTGTTCCGTGCCGGGGTCAGACAGAACCATCCGCACGCCAAGTCCCGCAATGTGCATCCAGTCAACGATTTCTTTGTCCTTGCTCTGTTTGTCCTCATCTGACATCCAGCGGTTCAAATCGACCAGTTTGTTGTTGTCCGTCTTGCTGCCTTTTGCGCCGATATACTGCACAGGGCCGGAAAGTAGAAATGCTGTTTTGAACGTCACAATCTCATTTGCGATGTTCACCGTGATTTTGTTGTTGATTTCCTCACGAACGATTTTTTCTTTTTTTCGGATATCCTGCTTGCCCCGGTAAACATCCCACAAATACTGGATTTCTCCCCGGTTCCTGTCGTGGGTGGCAATGGCAGTATTCAGCACCTTTTCAACGTTATCCGCTGTAATTTTCTGCTCGTTTGTGGTAATGACCCGTCTGCCGTGCAAACCCTCATCCGGCAGGATGTCAACAAGATATCTTTCCAAGCTGTTCTCCTTTGCACAAAAACAAAAAGTGCCAGCCAAACCAATTAAGGTTCAGCTGGCACTTGGCACAGGGCACTTGGCACTTTATTTTTTCAGCGGCAAATGAATTTCAATGTTCCGTTTACACGCCTTGCAATAGGGATAAATCGTTCCCTTTGCTGCTGTATCAACTTCCATCAGCTTCCGCTTGATTCCTGCCGCACCGCAGCACGGGCAGTAAACACTTACTCGCAATTTATCCCTTCTTTCAAAAATAACCCCGTTCCCGCCCTCCCGGTTTATGCTATGCCGGGCTCACCCATTGCAAAGTAGCAGGCTTTGCAACGTAACAGGCGGCATCCAGTGCTATGCGCGTGATGGTACGCCTGCATACAGTCAGTGTTTGACGTGCCTGCTGTACGCACGTCTGCTTTGATATAATGGGTTTCGGCAATGCGCAACTGCGTCAGTAACGGAGTTCGCACAAGCAGATGCCGAGCGGTTTTTTAGATGTCACCGCTGGGTCATGCTATCTATCGCGTTTTGCCTGCGCCGGGCTTTCACCGGTGGGAGCGACCCAACAATAACAGTCAGCAGGTCTCGAACCTGCAACGGCACCCACAGGCGCTGCTTTTCCAACGTTATTAAGCTATGACTGCGTATAAGCAAATTACAGTCAAGTTAAAATTGCACGTTTCACGGTTGCATTTTTACAACTTGCGCGAAACTTAAAACTAAACCGCAACTTACCGGCGTAAATGTCGGGAACATATCATCAAAAGCCCTGCATGGGACACATCAAAGAGAGGTGTGCAGGGATTGCCTAACAGGGAACTTCAGTCCAGCGTCCAGGCTGAATCTTTTACCTGTATCATCGGCCTTGGAGCTGCCAGCTGGACTTGAACCAGTAGCCTGCCGCTTACAAGGCGGCTGCTCTACCATTGAGCTATAACAGCATGTGCGGTTCCTGCTTTTCACAGGCTTTGTCATCGTTTGTGTGGGAAACCGCACCGCCCACACAGCAAGGCGCTACCTTGCATCTGGTTCCGTATGGTGGCCTTGCACCCTCCGCCGCGCCGTTGCTTCGGAACGCAGCGCCCATATATGGCTATACGGTATATATCACCTGCAAAGTGCTTGACAGCTTTGCAGGTGCAGCGGACAAGGTAAGCCCTGTCAGGCTCTATGTAGCTGATAACGGCCCACATAGTGCCGGTTGTGCGCCGCAGAGCGCACTCTGGTGCCGCCAGCAGGGGTTGAACCTGCAAGCACCCGGTTATGAGCCAGGAGTTTTACCATTAAACTATAGCGACACAATAGCTGGCATTTCAGCCAGCGGGAGAACCATATTTAGGGCGGCGCATATGCAGGACGCTGGTTCCGTACCCTAGGAGGTATGAACAAAATGTTCATAAGAAAAAGCTAAACTATAAAGCCTTTCCATTTACTATTATACTATAAAATTCACATTTTTCAAGCACATTAACGTTGTTTTTTTACCAAATTCTTGTCCCAATTTCAACTTTGCCCGCATTTAGGCCTTGAGCGTATTGTGCAAGCATGGCAAATGCGTCCGGCACGTCATCATGTCTGTTTTTCCCTGCCATTGTGTACCCTGTTAAAAACGACAAAACACGCCTGTATTCCTTGTTATTCTTGATAACGGAATTATCTTTGAACAGGCAGTGTTCCATCACCCAGGGAGAATTTACAATGATTTTGGTTTCTTTGTTTGCGGTGGTGTACCTGGTCACAATCCTGGTTATTCCGCCGTGCGCCTTTACTTCCTGCTGGCATTTTTCTGCTACTTTGCCGCCTGCGCTGTTGCTTTCAAACTGGGCCAGCTGAACCTTGTGTTTCACAAGAACCATCCAGAGCCGCGTTTCCACCACGTCCGGTGCGCCGTTATCGCAAACACATTCCTCAATGTAAAAATCATCCCCGTATTTGTATGCAACGGGCAGAACCGCATAGTCAGAACCTTTTTCTTTGGTATCGCATACTGCAATAATGGCTTCCGGCGCTTTATCCGGCAACTCAAAGTATCTGCGCAGCTGATCTTCTGGGTACAGCTGCCCTTCCCGTTCAATCGGGCTTGTCATAAACAATGCGCGCCAGCTGGCATCATCCATTGATTCCCGCATGTCAATATAAAACTTGGTGCTGAACCCTACCCCGTTTGCATAATCAAAATTGCTTTTTTCTTCCTCGTTCAGGGCAGGCATGTGCAAAAATTCAGCCCTGGGGTTGTTTTCGTTGTTACGTTCCAGCCTGTCCATCGGGTCATGCAAACTCCAGGGTGTGGCAATGTGCAGTTCCCGGCATTCACCAATTTTGCGCTGCCGCAAATCCGTTGTATACAGCTGCCACAGCTTATCCATGCGTTCCCGGCTCATGGCTTCCTCAATGCCGCTTACAAGGTCATCGCAGTATAACAGCTTTTGCGCACGCACCTTGCCCGCATTGCCACTGCCGATAGAAGAAAATTCCAGTGTGGCAAAGCGCTTTGGCTTGTACATGTCTATCATCATGTCCTGTGCATTCGTTCTGGCAATGCACACGCCGGGGAACACATCCCGCCACAAATATTCCCCGCCTTTTGCCATAATTCGCAGGCATTCATCGTACACACCGCGCAGAAATGCGTTGCTGTGGCTGCCGCCTAAAATCGGCATGTCGGGGTTCCGTCCGGCAAGCCATGTCAGATAAAAAATGGCAGTGGTACTTTTCCCGGTGCCGGGCGGCATCATGATTCCTGCAATGTCCAGTTCCCCATCTTCCAGTTTTTGCAGGGTGTTTACCATCCGAATCAGCTGCTTTCGGCGCGGCATATAAAACCGGCTTTTGGGGTCACGATCAAGTTCAATGTACTGGCAAAAGGAATCAAAGTTATACGGAGCATTGAACAGCAGCAGATTCCGGTTCAGCTCAATCAGGTCATTGCAGCGCGGCAGCGTACCCAGCTTATTATGCAAATCCACACTCAGCTTGTGCGCCTGCTTGAAGTTTTCTTTTTCCAGTTCCCGGATTGCAGCAAACGCATAAACTGCTCCGTCCGCTGTCTTGGCTCGCATTGTGCTCTTTTTTGCAATTTCAGAAATTTTCAAAATAAAAAAGCGCCCTCCCTTAAATTTGAGAAAAGGCACTTGGCACAAGGCACTTGGCACGGTATTCAATTTACCACTCGATAAGCTGAATTAACTGGTTATACCGTAAGGAATTGTCTTTCACTGTTTCGTTTGCTCTGTGGCCGTCCTCGTATTCTACAAGGAATTTTGTGTATCCTTTCCGTTTAGCGGTAGCCGCACCTGCAACACCGCCCCACACGCCGCCAATCGCCGTACCGGCCACGCCGCGCCCCCAGGTCGAAATTGTACTGGGCTTATCCCCAGTTCCAATAATCTGCGCCCTGACAGCATTTGCAGCTTTTCTTCTACGTTCCTTGCCAGCAATTTCAACCTCTTTCATCCACTGCCCATATCGCTTTGCGGGCTTGTAGCACAGAACAACTAGGATGATGCCAGGAATTACACACAAATAGAACACATCCATGAATTTGGGAGCTGACAAAACGCCAAACCCGATCATGCAAATCCCAATAAAGAAAAATATCCTGCCAATCAAATTTTTCATCGTCCATTCCTCCTGCGGTTATTATATCATCTCGCCTTATCAGGTTCAATTTGCAGGTTGCACAAACTATTCTTTGTTTTTTGTAGGGGACTTTTTTGATTTTGAAATTTTTGCGGTTTTATTGTGATTCGTTTCTATAGCTCAGATACGGAAATGACTTCGGCATGAAGGTCTTCACGCTTTACGGTTATTTCTTGTTCTTTTTGTATTCGGCCATTGCGTCTGCCAGACGCTGTTCCCAACCGGCGTTATCGTCTAAAAATTTATTGTAAAGAATTTCTTCGGCTTCTTTTCTGGCAGCGGCTGCGTCTTTTAGATTGGTGAAGAAGCCAAGGTGAATGCGTTTGTGCTTAAAGTTAATATATGCTTTGTAGGTGCCTTTTTGGGTAAGCGCAACACCGTTTATCCCGGTTCTAGAGTTTTTATTTACTGTTCCGTTTATGCGCGAACGAATTTTTGACAAGTCGGTTCCATCTACGTTTACGACTTTTCTGGTTATTTCCAATAGTTCTTTTTTGTCTCGTTCGCAATGACCACAGAATTGTAAGTTCTTTATGCTTGACAACCGCGTTGTGAATTCGCGCCCACACTTGGGACAAATTGCAATACATCTGGTACAGGTGCCGCTTTTTTCTTTATCAACAATCTTTTTTATAAAAAAACCGTTGATTGTTTTGCCTTCATATTTTTCTTTTGAATTTTTAGTGTTTGCTTCTAATTTAGTAAGCGCCGATCTTGCATACCCGCATTTTTTGCATGATTTACTTTTCCCGCTAATGAGTGAGTGCCCGGAAACATCAGAAACAGTTCCGCAAGAACAACGGCATTCAAGATATCCCTTTTTCGCTTTTGCCGGGTCCTTAGAACGGCCAATGACGGTCCACTGATCAAAAACAGTGTTGGGTGCAATTTCTAATTTTTGAGGCATTGTGGTTTACCTTTTTATTCTTGAAAAGCTTTGATTTCATCGTCTGCGCTACGATCCTGGCTATCGTAAACGCTCGGCAATTTAGGGGCATGGGGGTTAGGAACTTCTTCTTCAGGGGCTGTTTCCGGTTCGGTTTTACCAATGCCAATGGCTACAAGTTCCAGAGGGGCTTCCAGAGCATCAGCAAGCTTACGCAGAACATCAATGCGCGGGATAGACTGGTTGTTCTCAATGCGGAAAATTGTGTTTTTGCTGACGCCGCTTTTTTCCGCCAGTTTTTGTAGGGAGATACCCTCCAGATTGCGGACAACCTTGAGCATATTACCCTCTCTCCAGCAGGTACCGATTGTCGCACGAGCCAGAAGCTCAAATTCATGCAGATCTGCGATTCTGGTTTTGGCAATCGGGTATTTTCCGCTGGCGGCAACAATAGCAGTCATTACATCCAGAACGGCTTTGCCTTGAGGATAGAGTTTAGAGGGCATTTTAACCACACGCTCATTAGCAAGGGTATGAAATTTTTCCATGCCGGAAAGGATTGTTTTGCTTTGCATGACGCTAATGTGATTGAGGTAGTAATCCGACACACAGGGTTCTTGATACTCGATTGTAACATCATCAAGAATTTTGCAGCACGCGATGAAATAACCCCACAAGCTGGACATTTTTTCCTGTTCTGTATTACCCATAGGTTTGATTTCCATGTTTGTTCCCTCCTGATTTGCTTTTTAGATTGACCTTATTGTACACATTTATGGGTACGAATACAATAGGCAGGTTGTACAAAGTTATACCCAAGAATGTGTACGCGGTTATTATTTGGTTGACGGGATTGATTTTTGTTGAACTGCCGGCATGTGGGGTGTATACTTTGGAGGTTTTGAAGATCTTAAACTTTTGAAGAGACTTTTTGATTTTTTTGGGTTTTGAATTCGGGAATTGGGGGAAAGGGACTTTTTTGATTTTTCGGGATTGGAGGGACTAACCCCGCGCTCCGTTCGGCGCTAAAATCCCCCTCCGGTGGTATGCACTATTGTTTCAATGCAACCGGCGGTTGTACCTGCAAAAAATGAGCAAAAAATAAGCCCGGCATAACGCCGGGCCGCTCTCACTTGCTATATTTGCAAGCAAAATATATTGTCAATATAAGGACTGATAACAATGTCACGCCGTTACACCTCCCTTGCAGGTGATCCCTCTCCGGGCCATCGCGGTATCAAAATACTCCGCTTTTGTGGCCCTCCAGTTCTCGGCCCATGCAAGGGCGGCGTTTTGCGCCCAGTACGGCACGCCCAGCGCATCGCACCGATCCATGCAAAAAGACATATCCTTGCGGATCGCGGGCATCTCGGCATCATCCGCGCCGAACCTCTCAAGAGTATAATAATACTCGGCACACCAGTGTGCAAGGCCTTCCAGCGCCCCAAACTGGCGCTTATTAGCTTGATAGATCATGTTATAACCCCCTTATTAGCTCAAAGCAGCGCCGCCCCGTTGGGCTTATTGCTTGCCTGCCAGATACTCCGCCGGGATGATCTCGCCATGCGCACCGGTGCGCGGCAGATGATACCGGCACACGTTCGGGCGATCCTGCAAGGGCCACAGGCTAACACAAGGCCACTTGACCCCGGCGGCTCGCTCTGCATCGCATAGATCATTGTACACGGCTTCACGGCGGGCGATCTCTGCCCAGTCCGGTGCGAATGTATCCCCGCGCATGTACTCGGCTTCGGTGTCTCCGCTGTGGAACCCATCCGCAAAAACCCGATACCCTGCCAGGTTGGGCAGAACCTCCACCGCGTCAAAGTGTGCCCCGATCTCATCCAGCAACTCCAGAATGCCCGCCGGGGTGTACTCGCGCTGCTTGCTGTCACGCTCTACAGGGAGCCGCCGCAGGTTGTAATCATCCTTGCCAATATAATGGCAGCTGTCTACATACAGCCGCCCGGCGGTCTTGTTCATTCCGCTCCCAATCTCCAGGTATACCGCGCGGCCCTGATCATCATGAAACATAGTGCGGATACGGCAGTTCCCGCGCAGCTCTTCGGCAGTGTCGCGGCACCCAAACATGCCCGCGCCTTCAAAATACAGTTTTTTCATTTTTATACGCTCCTTTATGTTATTTTATGCTTTGGTAGTGGGGCGGGGTTGCTTTACGGTGCAGCCCCGCTAAAGTGTCCGGCTTGCTGGTTATAGCTCGGTAACAAGCACCTCTGTATCATCATCCGGCACAAGCTCCCCATAATCGTTATACTTGCACCGCGCGCCCTCTTCCCCGGTGCCCTCTGCCATGTCGATGCAATATTGTACATCTTGCACCGTGTAGGCATCCTTCTCCTCATCGTACGGGAGCGCGCCCGCGTTGAAATATTCTTCCGCCCAGTCCGGACCGTACCCGGTGCCGTTCCATGTCATGATGTTGATCTCCACCGTGCGATTGCCGTCTGTGATTTTCATTTTTATACGCTCCTTTATGTTGTTTTTGCTGGGGTCGGGCCGCTTTGATCTGTGCGGCCCGCCAGGGCATCAGCCGAAGTGCTTCCGCTCCCATTCGTCCATATTCCGGCTGCGGATGTTGCTTTCGATTCTCCGCTTCAGCGCGTCTTCATCAATTCTATTCTCGATGAGGCGGGCAAGCGGCGCGTAGCGCTTCAGTTCCTTGATGTAGGCGCTTACTTGGCTGAGGTTGATGATTTCTGCTGCATCGTAGATAATGTACTGTTCAAACTTGGTCTCTGTGCTGTACTTCTGTAATGCCCAGTCAAAAGTTTTCATATGGTCCCATGCGATTGCTGCCATCTGCTTTGCTGTCATTTTTTAAGTTCCTTTCTGTGGGGCCGCTTGGCGGCTGTTTTCTTTTGATGTCTATATTATACATGCTAGCATGTAATATGTCAACATGCTAGCATGAACATTGTATGATTGCACAATTTTGATAGTATGAATATAGTTAATTTTTACATGCTTGCATGTTCCTGCGGGCCGTGTTATACTATCCTTATAATATGCAAATAATAAGGAGGGCAGCCATGTCAACGGATGCAAAAAGGGCAGGAAACGCGCGGTATTTGGCCACGCAAAAAACCATTACAGTACGCACACGGCCAGAAAACGCCGAGCGGTTGCAGATTGCAGCAGCAGCCGCCGGAGAGAGCGTAAACAGTTACATTCTGCAGGCCTGCAAGGAGCGCATGGAGCGCGATGCAAGCAAGTAACACCCCGCCAGATCACCCGCCGGGCAGAGCCTCCAAGCCTATATCTTGCAGGCCTGCCAAGAGCGGCGGGAGCGCGATCATCAAAAATAATCCCCTATCTTCCAGCGCTTCCGGCATCCCCGGCGGCGCTTTTTTTATGCACTTTTGTGCTTTTTGGCTGCTTCAAAAATCTAATACACGTTGCAACGTCAATTCGATGTTCGCTAAATCATTATTTAGCGAAATATGCACCCAAAAGGCACATTTTGCCCAGCTGGGGGCCGTCCTGGGGAGCATATCCGCCGGGCCGGAAGGCGCTGCGGACAGGGTGCGCCAGTCTGCATCCCGCTGCCAAAGTCGAACGGGTTTGAAAGTCGAACCAAAGTCGAAACGCTCCCAAAGTCGAAGGGCCATCCCCTGCCTAAAAGTCGAATGATTTTGCGCGAAAAAATCTCCGGCAAAGTCGAATTGGGTTTGAATTATGCACTTTTGTTTCGTGATTCAGGTATATACCCCGTATTTTTGACCATTTCACATGGAGATATGTTTCAATAGATGGTTTTGGATGTGGGGTAATTATTCGTGTTTGTGTGTCTTTTTTGATGATGACGGCAAGTCGTTCGCGTTATTCCCTGCTTTATTTTTCCCTGTTTTGGGCTTAAGCTCCCTCTTTTGGGCTTTATTCCCCTCTGCTTTCCCGCTTTTTTGGGGTTTACTGCTGCCTTTAACAGGCATTTCCGCGCTGGTTTTAGGCTTTACTATGGCATTTAAGCGGATAGCGCGTTTCTTTGCGTGGTTATAGGCATAATAAAAGAGCACCCGGCAGTTTGTTTATATGCTGCTAGATGCTCTGTTTTCGTTTATTCAGTTTCTTTTGCTTGTTTCTTTTCCCTACATAGCTTCGTTTGAACCGGTTCTATCAGTTGATCCGGCTCTTTGACTTCCTTAAAGTCGTCTATCTCTACAAAGTCGGCGCTGAATCTGTCTTCTATTTCCTTACGGGACATGTTTTCGCCTAACGGGTCTTTTGTTGCGGTAATGATTTCTTGCTGGTCTTGCAGCCCATCATAGTTTTTCTGCCAGAATAGCCCTGTTACCGGGTTGATTGCACCGTCCTGCATCAGCATTTCTCGGTACATCCCGCATACACGCTTTATTTCTCGTGCGAATTCCTGGTATTCCTTTTGCGAGCTGCGCCTTTTTCCGCTTTCCCAACAGTTTACAGTGTCTCTATCTACTCCCATAGCCGCATACGCCGCCATGTTGCCCACTTTCATGTTATACTTGACACATAAATCAAGATAGTCATAAAAGCGTTTTCTGAGGGCTGGCAGGTCGCTTGTGCTTATTTTGGGAAGCTTGGATATCACAAGCAAAAATTCAATGCGCCTTTGATTCCCTTCCGGCACATTATCAGGGTCATTATCAATCATGATCGGGCTGTTTCTTTCGGTTGCCCTGCTTCCCATTGTCCTGTGCCTCCTTTATCCGGCTTATGGCCGTTTTGTAATAGTCGGAGCTCTTCTCTATCCCGATGAAGTCTCTATTTGTGTTGATACAGGCTACTCCGGTTGTTCCGCTGCCCATGCAGTTGTCTAATACCGTCTCGCCTGGGTTTGTGTACGTCTTAATCAGCCATTCTTCCAGCTTTACAGGCTTTTGGGTGGGGTGCAATCCCTTTTCCCTTGGGAATTTCAGAATTGTTGTGGGGTTCCGCTTGCCATCACTACAGTCTGTTAAGATGTTGTCACGAAACTTTCCCCAGTTTTGGGAAGCCTTTCGCCTTTGCCCCCCCCCTCTTATAGGGCTTTCCGTCCACATATTGCTTGTTATAGGTCGGCTGGTGCTTATAGAATATCTGGATGCTTTCATGCGCTTTCAGGGGCTTGTGGTTTGCGTTCAGAAAGTCGCTACCGTTTTCCTTTGCCCATATCAGCTCATACCGGTACAAGTCTTTCCCAGCGCTTACAAGGGCCGCTGTAAATGGCATATCGCTGTGCAGTGCTATAACGCCATTGCTTTTGATTATGCGCCTGTATTGCGCCCATAGCGGCTCCAGCGGGATGATGGTATCCCATTTGTTCCGCGTTGTACCATAGGGCAGGTCGCATAAAATCATGTCTATACTGCCTTCTGGTATCCCCTTCAAGATGTCCATGCAGTCTGCGCAGTATAGTTTCATGTGTCCTCCATATAGCAAAAGTGCCAGCCGAACTTTCAAGTTCAACTGGCACTTGGCAATTAAGCACTTGGCACGCTATTTCTTATTGATATTATAGCATATTATGCGCTAATATGCAAGTTTTTTTTATTTGCCGGTGCTGCCAAATCCTGCGTTGCCGCGTTCTCGCTCCGGTAGCTCGCTGCACGGGTAAAAGTCGAAAGGTTCCACCTTGATAAACACGATTTGGGAAATTTTATCCCCAGAATGGACTTTATAATCAGTTTTTCCGTGATTATAAAGCTTTACGCAGATGCTCCCGGTATATCCTGCATCGATCACACCTTCGCTTGTCAGATCATGCTTAACATTCAGGCCGGATTTGCTTTTCAGGAACCCCACATAGCCCTTCGGAATGTCAATATGTACGCCGGTATCAATTACAGCGCTCCCGTTCGCCGGAATCATCACATCAACAGGGCTTTTCAGGTCTGCACCTGCATCCCATCCAAAATGTGCGTATTCCGGCATGTATGCGCCGTCATCCAGCACAACAGCAACCTGTTTGTACACAGTATTGCAGCTTTTGCAGCAGTTATTTTCCATTGTTTCCTCCTTTCAGTCGCTCAAGCCCATAATTGCGAACATAAAGCACGGAACAACCATCCATGCCCAAATACCGCTTCCTGTGATGCGCACCATATAGGCGATGAATGCCAAAGTCGCAGTCAGTGCAAGCGCGTTGCCGATACTTTTCATATGTTCCTCCTCAAATGTTGTGTGCCAGAACCGCTTTTCCGTAAGTCGTGCCGTCTTTATCGGCAATCTTGAGAACGCCGTTAATACTCACTTTAGGCGGCTTTCTTTTGCTGTGTGCCGCCATCTGCGGGCTGCCATATCTTCCTTCTTTTCGGCATGCTTCACACTTCTTTTCGTTCTTCTTTCTGGCAAAAACCCTCCCGCACCATTCACATTTGACAAGCGATTGCTCATTGCGTCTTGCGTTTTGCAGTGCAACAGCAGCTTCATGATGCTTTTTCTTGCATTCCGGGCAAAGTCGGGCTTTTGCGCTTCCCTCAAATTCCTTTTTACATTCAGTGCAAATCTTAACCATTTATTCGCCCCCGTGCGTGTGATCCATGTAAATTACCGGCTCTTGGTTATCTTCCTCAGCCGCAGCTCTGCCAACGGACACGCCGATGGAATAGGCTCCCGCAATCAAAATTGTGACAATCGCGGTGCCAAGAATCGAAAGGAAAATGTTCATTTTTGCTCCCTCCAAAGCCCTGAAATCTGTTTGCAGCACAGTGCAAACAGGTAGATCAGCAATGCGCCGATAAGCATCGCTCCCGGTACTGCAACGAAGATCAGAGCAAGGCATTTAATTGTGTAGATGCAGTTTGCGTCAAATACTGTCATGCTTCTTTTCCTCTCTTTTTCACTTTCCATACCGCGTATAGAGCATTCATTACTCGCTGTCCTTCCGGCGTGGCGGAATCGAACGGTAAATACGCACTGATACATGCTTTCCTGATGGCTTTCAACGCATCACCGCGCCGAATCAAATCGTTTTCATCACCAAAATCTGAAATCTTCGGCACGCCGTCAAAAGAAATGCACTTGCTGTTTCCTGAGTCAAAAAATGTTTGGTTCATTCTTCCCTCCGCAACCACTTGATAGCATCTTTCACGCTGTCAAACTCCAAGCACTGGGTATCATACGCGCTATTGTTGCAAGCTAGCAAAGTAATTCCAAGTGTTCCGTGCTCCAGCGACAGATACAACCCTCTGTGTTGTTTGGGATGTTTAATAACATCGTCCATACCAGAATAATCAACGATTTCTATTATCTTGTTCATTTGCCATCCTCCTTTAATCAACTATTTGCTGTTTTGTCATGGGGGCACCTCCGGGGGTTTGTAGAGCGGCAGTTCTGTCCATGCGAGTACTTTTGCGCCAGTTCCGTTCGTAGGCTCGCCGCCCCAATGGCCATTGAAAATGTGGAACATGATTTAGTTGGTGGTATCGACAATAATGGGAGCATCGGAACCGGCCTGGACAGTGGGAAGCTGACCATTCCATTTTTCATACATCTGCTGCTGGATCAGTTCCGGGGTGAGGGACTGGGAGATCAGGCGGTTGGCATCGGCCTGAGCCTGAGCTTCGATCAGTTTGGCTTCGGCGTTGATCTGAGCGGTTTCTTTTTCCTGGTTGGCTTTCGTGATAGCGACTTCTTTTTCTTTTTCGGCATTGACATTGGCGGTCTGCTGCTCGATCTTTGCCAGCTCCAGATCCTGCTGAGCGTTGACCTTTTTCTGGACAGCAGCACGGGTTTCGTCATCGGGGTCGATATTGATCAGAGAAACGGATTCAATGATGATACCGTAAGGCTCGAACTTATCCTTGAGGTAGGCGGTGAGTTCCGAGTTGAGGGAAGCACGCTGATCGCCAAGCAGATCAATGACGGAATACTTGGCCGTGACCTCTTTGGTCCAGGACATGATGTTAGGCTTGATAAAAACCTCTTTGACGTCTTTACCGGACTGACCCTTGAAACGGGTGAAGGTATCAGCGACATGATCGGGATCAAAACGGTAGGTAAAAGTTAAATCGACCGTGAGACCTTTGCCATCATTGGACGGGACTTCAAAGGATTCATCGCCTTTGGAATCACCGTCCGAACCGGAGGTGAGGTAAGACTGTTCGATGCCGATGGTGTAGGTAGTAACTTTTTGGGTAGGTTTGACAAGATGGAAGCCCTGAGTAAGGGTGGTTTCCGCCACGCCGCCGTTCATGTTGTAAATGACGCCGACATAGCCAGCAGGAATACGGACAGTACAAAATAGAGCAATAACGATACAGAAGATGATGACAAGGGCAGAGATAACTGCGCCAACGGTTTTGTTCATTGAAAAAACTCCTTATTTTTTGTTGGTGAATTGACGGAAGAAATTGAGAATTTTGGAACCAAATTCATCATAGTGCGGGGAAAGCCAAGCCCAAAAAAGGATGGCTGCGAGGATTATGAGAAGAACAAATGCGATTGGAATGGAAACACCCCCTTTGAAAAAGAGTAAAAATAGAAAGCCCGCAGAAAAATGTGCTACGATGCTTTATGGTTTTTTTTGCTGAATGAGGATTCAGGGAACTTTAATTTTGTGATAGTGGCCGGAAAACGTTTCGGTTTCTTTCTTTCCGTTTTATGATGGTTAATAAAGACAGCTGGAATCAAAGACAGGCATCCGCCTCACCTCCCAACAGCCGCAATGCTTTGCGGATGACGGCACATCCATGCACGGAGCAATCATGTTCCAGCCCGCAGCCAAAACAGGCTGCGGGGCGGCGCACAATGGTAAGAAGGTGCAGCTGGCACAGCTCTTCCGGTGTCATCCGTTCGGCGGAAACGCATTTGCTGTTTTTGGTATCAAACCTCATATTATTCATTTGTGTTCACCATCCTTGCACCGCAATATGGGCAATACTTATAATCGTTTTCTTCTGGCGTACCATCATACAGAAAAAATCTTTCCTTGCAGGCAGAGCAGAACCAAACAACTGGGTCGCCGTTGAAATCTTCCTCGTTTTCCCAATGTGCCGTAGGCCGCAGGGATTCCGGGTCGATGGTAGGTGCTTTCTTGGCTTCGTCCGCGATGAACTTCATCCCAGCGTCGTAACCACGCGCATAGGCGGCTTTCTGTTCAGTAAGGCAATTCTTACCGCCAGACCATGTGAAATGTGCACCGTCATATTGTAAGACTTCTTTAATGTCGATCAGCCGCACTGGTTCTTTCGGCTGGCTTGCGCCGGGAATCGGGCAGCCTATTGTTGTATTCATTCTGATGCCTCCTCTACATACGCCATGTTTTGGCGCAGATTGAGAAATTTAGGATTGAGAACACAAGCCGGGGCGACAGCACAGCCGATGCGCGCAATGTCGCTTCCCAACAGACCAGCCACGTCCACATAGCGAACGCCACGCGCGTAGCCCGTTTTGGAATCCTTGTCACCGCAACACCACGGTGTGGCAGTCCAAATCCAGCTGTCGTAGTGCGGAATGTAGTCACGGTACTTGCGGTACTCGTCACAAGTCAGGATGAAAACAGGGTCTTTAACTGTTCCATAAGCCTTGTCTCCGTTGTCGGCAACAAGGTCAACGGTATGTGACAGCAGACTTTTTTTCTCAAAAGCAGCGTTCGCCAAATTAGATAAAATTCTCCGCACATTGCTGGTGCGGTAGTTATTCCAGTTTCCTTTCTCATCGGCAAATTTATCACTTAGAGAGAACCTTACATTTTCTGCCCACGCCTTTGCCATAATAGCCAGCACACCGCCGTCAGGGTGATTCGGGTCAAGGCATACCCACTCAAAACCTTTGAACATGAAGTGCTCCACAGGTCGCATGGTTGTGATGTTAGTCATTGTCGGTTACCTCCGTGAGCCAGTATTTACGGTAGCAGTCGTCGCAGCCTTTTCCATTTGTGCATCCAATGCTTTCATCAATGTCGCAAGGTTTAATACACAAAATTCCATTATCTTCATCTATTGCTGCATTCGGAAACATCTTCAAAAACTCGCTCTGGCGAATCTTTACGGGGTGGTCTTTCGCCCACTGCTCGACTTTTGAAATCGTTTCTTCAATGCTTTTAACTGAATCGCCTCCGTAACTACCAATGCGTATGACCATGCACAAGCCATCTTTAAAAACAGGACATTCCTCGCAGCCTAGATTTCTACATAACCTGTTCATCGTCTTGAAAAATTCAACTGCGTCCATAGTCTCACTCCTTACCAATCTGCGTTTATAACTACAAAATCTCCGTTTTCTATGGCGCGATCGACAAGCCACCCAATGCTTACCAATTGGTATGGTCTGTATACTTTGACAAACTCTGCAAGGTCTTTCGCCTGTTCGGATGTGAGCGTCATATCCTTGCCATAAAAATCTCGTTCCGGCTCTATCTTGCGTATTTCATAGGGCGCATAATATCCGATTTTTTCGAGAAACCTTTTCCAGTCATAGCCTACCGAATACTCATAGCCACGGATTGTGCCTTTGATAGGTTTTCCGCAGTGCGGGCATTTTCCCACATCGTAGCGGCTGACTGTAATACCAAATCCCATTGCGATTACTCCTTATTCAATATCTGCAATGCTTTCCACAAAGCAGTTGTAGTAATTTCTCCATGCTTTATGCAATTTCAAGATTTTGCTGATTTTTTCAGTCGTCATAATCCATATTCTCCCGTTTCTCTTTGTGTCTCGGTGCGCGGTTGATATATCGTTTCATCCAGCGCACATGCTTAATGCTGGTGCAGAATATCCTTTTCAGCCGCAGGCGGTCTTGAACGTAATTTTCTTTTACGCCCCGCATACGCTTAAATCCGGCTTTTCTCATGGGTTGTCCGCCTTGTTTTTTGTCTCTTCATAATTTTCATATGCTGCATAATATTCACTCAGCTTCATTTGTGTCACAGATTCTGGCACTTTTGTGTTTTTACCAGAAAACTCACTTGAAAAATATCCGTACAAATTCCCCTGCTCATCATCCCACAACTCAGTGCTGATTTTCCCTGTGCCATGAAAATTCATCCACCAAAAATCATTGGCGCTAAATTTCTTCCAATCTACACACTTGCAAACTTCATCTTCCCATAAGCGATTCATGGGGGATTGCTTCTTAAAAGTGGAAAAGCCTGGGCAGTTGCTGTGCTTTGTTGTCTGCTGTGCGTATTTTCGGGTTCCCTCAGCGTTTAATCTAATGGTCAACCGGCCAGAAAGATTTAACGAGAGCCATTCTCCCCAAAAATACTTATCAATGAATTTATTTGCAAGCTTAAGAAATTTCTTTTTTTCGGCTTTCTTCATAAAATAGTTTTTGTAAAAATCGGAATCAGGGTTGACTTTGAATGCAATTTCAAACATGTTTTTCACCTTCTTTTCATTGCGGCCTTTTGCGCTTCTTTCAGCAGATTTTCACATTCCGGGTTCTTGAAAACCTCCCATCGCAAAGAGTGAATGTCTCGCTTTTCTTTCGTAAGGCCGGTTTTTGCAATCGGCTTCTGCAAAAGCCTGGAACAGATATACTCTTTGCAAATCAAAGGCCGCACAGAGTAAACATCGCACTGTTTTGTGTGCTCATTGCGGAATGGGCAGCTTAAATCCGGACCGCCCTTTGTTTCTAAAAAAGAGCGCTTATTTTCCTGCAAGTGGTGCTTTCTGGCATAATCTCGCAGCCGTTTAATTTCGCCTTTCGTGAGCGGGATAAGATCAGCGCAGCATTCTCCGCACCCGCTGCAATGGCCGTCAATGCAGTTATTAGATCCAATACCGCTTGCATTCAGCAGCGCGGATGCTTTACCAGCCAACTTATTGAACAAAGTCATTCGGCCTTCCTTCCCATTCATCGCATCCGTCATCCCAAAAGTCGGCGCAATGCGGGCTGTCAGCGTTGTAGCACACACCGTTGAACGGTTCATTCCATCGGCAAGCGTTGCAACATTTATCCATATTTGCAGGCGCTTCAAAGCTCATAATTGTTCCCCCGTTTCATCCACATCAATCCCGATGTTTTGCAGCGTAACCTGCGCCCATGTGTCTGCCAACTGGTCAACGCGGTAGCTGGAATACTTTTCCGTAACAGGGCCGCTCATGGCATTCTGGATTTTGACTAGCGTGGATGGCTTCAGCCCCACCTGATAGCAGGCCAGCAGGCACAAATACAGTGATCTCAAGGCAATATCCTGCCGTTCTTTCATTACTTCCTCATGCACCCTTGCGATTGATTCGGCTTCAAGCTTTGCAATATAGGCTTCCGCCTCTTTCTTGTAACAGGCCGGGAGCTGTATTTTGGCTTTCATGTTTATCTCCTCCTGTGGCCCGGCAGGCCGTGATTCCTCACATCCCGCCGGATTTTGTCTCCCCTGAGCACATCCGCTTCGTTCAATGCCTGCGCCTGCATGCGCTGCTTGCTGATGTCATCCATCTTGGCACGATATGCAAGATACCTGCTGCAAGTGCTGTGGCATAGCGTGTGGCGTTCCGGGCAGTGCTCGCATGGGGCGGATAGTGTTCCGGTCATTTTTTATTCTCCGTTCCTGATGTAATTTCCCCATTGTTCAGCCATAGCATCCGCAACGCCGGGAAATGTTTTTGCACGGTTTTTAGCTCTGTCTGTAGTGAACATTCCCTTATGTTGTTCGCTATGTTTGTGGCTGTAGCTCCCGCTCGGACACCATGTGGCAACAGGCTCCACAACATTTGTCGATTCAAGCGGCGGCAGTCTTTTGAGCCACAAGCAGGTTTTCTTGGTGTAAGGATGGCCGAATTGATACGGATGAATGGCCTGCGTGTACGGCGGCAGGCAGAACACTTTTGATGGGACAGGATTCTCAACGCATATAAAGGGTATGTCAGCCCACCAAAACCGCATAAACAAGTCCCTGCCTTGAATGCCAAGCATGACTCTATCGGACTGTAGCTCATGGCCTTTCCATAAGTGTCTTGCGCCAGCGTTCGACAAGTAAGTGCAAGGTGGGTGTGCAATCAGCAAATCCCATTTTCCAATATCGTGCGTTTTGCCGTCCATTGTTACGACTTGCCCCCCCCCTCAATAGCTTTCAGGGCATCGCCCAAGATGTGCCATTCCGGGTGTCCGCCGGACGGTTCCTGAATATCGCAGCTGTATGCTTCAAATCCTCTGGCACGGAATGCCTTGCATACCGTCTGGGATTCTTCGCAGGCGATAAGGACTTTGTGCGTCATTTTCCCCATGTATCATAATCCTCCGTAAAATCTTCTATGTAGATTTCGGTTCTTGGATTTTCCTTGTCGTAATACACCCTTGTCCCATCAGTAGCCGCAACAATATTCCGATTATCATCTGCAAGTATTTTGGAATTAACCAAAATATCCATGATGGCACTTTCCAAATTCGTTTTGTCTACTTTCCTACGGGTTGGCATATAAAACAGCAATTTGACATTATAGCGGCCCGCTAGCGGCGTTTTCAGCTTCGGGGCAAGAAAGTATATGGCTTGCGTTTCATAGCGCTTATAGGCGCTGCTAGGGGCTATGAAGGGTATTCCCGTTTTTCGATTCACCAAAATGCGTTGTGAGTTCTTTTTCGTGACCGGCGGCAGCGGGATGGTGTACTTGTAGATCACATGCCTTCCTCCCGTGCCTTTGCCCGGAATTCCGCTGCTTTCAGCTTCCATTGTGCTGCGTCATAAGCGCACTTCATCAACTTCTCGCCGTATTTTTCCATTTCCCGGTCAAGTTCAATCGTTTTTTCTGTGCAAGTCTGTGCAAGCTGCATGTACATTTCTCGGTTAGTCAATGTTTGTCACCTCACAAAATAGATGGAACGGCTTCACCCACGCAAAATCAAGCTGTCCGCAAGCGCCGTGCCTGTTCTTGACGATCTCAATCACGGCATCGCTTTCGCTTGGCGGGTCTTCTTCCCGCTGTTCTCGCAATTTGGTGTAGTGTTCCGGGTTAATGGCAAGAATCATGTCTGCATCGTGTTCAATGGTGGCGGAGCCGAACATGTCGGACATCTTGATAAGTCCCGTGTCGGCGGCTCTCGCGGCCTGTACAAGCTCAATGATGCAGATATGATATTTCATTGCCAGCTGCTTTAATCCCCGTGTAAGGGCCGCTAATTCGTCATTGCGCTTTTCTTTGGCGTTCGGTGGTGCCACAAGTCCCAGATGGTCAATGACAACCACTTCCGGTTTTCGCTCCTTGATGGTCAGTTCAACGTCTGCAAGGCTGGTCAGGCTGGAATCATCCAGAATCAGCTTGTACCGCCTTTTCAGGATTTCTGCATCCTCTGCAATCTTGCTTTCTTCCTCTTCGGTCAGCGCATGATTTGTGATGCGGATGCTGTCGATCTGTTCCCATCGGGAAAAGATTGCTGTGTAAAGCTGTTCCCGGCTCATTTCCATTGATTGGTACAGCGTCAGGCAGGTTTGCGATATCTGCGCCGCCATTTGCAGGGCCAGTGTAGATTTGCCTTTGCCGGGCCGGGCAGCAATCACTGTTACGCCGCTTCGTACAAGTCCTCCGGTCAGCTTATCCAGCGTTCCAAAACCCGTTTGGATGTTGTCATTCGGTTTTTTCAGCCATTGCAAAAAGTCATCAATACCATCGGCAAAGTCCTTTGCGCTGCGCTGGCGCTGGTGCTCCATGATGTGCTGCTGCTTTTCCATCATGGCGGCAACCGCGCCGAACATTTCATCCGCGTCTGCATCCGATGCCACAAGTTCGCCCATCTTGGCAATCATCAGCCGCTTCCGGTATCCATCCAGGACACAGTTGATGTAGGTGTTAAATCCGCTCACCGATGGAACTGTCTGGGCGCATTCGTAAGCAATCGCCTTGATGTTTTCTTTGCAGCGTGATATTATCGATACTGCATCCGCCCGTTCCCCTCTGCGATCAAGCTCCTTGCAAAGCAGGAAGATATCACCCAGGTCTTTGATGCTGAACATCTGCGCTGTCAGGCTTTTGAACGCTTCGCTTTGCCGGTCAGGTTCTATCAGCATGATGCCGATAACGGCTTTTTCCGCAACAGCTGTATTCATTTGCCTGCCTCCTTCCATCCAATGAGCTTTGGAACAACTCCGTTAATCAGTTCCTCACGTGTATATTCCCGGTCATAGATGGGAATCAGGTTTTTAGACTTGCGGAGTTCAGCAGGCGGCTGCGCTGTTTCGTCTTCCCAACGTTTTTGGTTCAGCCAGGTAGCAGGATACGGAATATACTTGCCGCTATCTTTCTGCCACTGCTCTGTGGTCTTGAGGTATTCAAGGCTTTTCAGGATAGCGGACAAGGTAGATTCGTCAGTAACAAGCTTCTCAAATTTCTTGCGTGCATCTGCCTTGCCTGTCTTCTTGGGATAGGCTGACCAGAAGGTGTCAAATCGAGGAGAAATCGCGTCACCCCCTTGGGGGGTATAGGGGGTATTCTTTACATTCTTTACATTCTTTACATTCTTAGTATCTAAAGGTTTGTCGTTGGTTTGTCGTTGGTTTGTCGTTGGTTTGTCACTAAGATTGCCGCCGCTCTGGTAATGCTCATAGTTATTTATCGTGTACACGGTAAATTTATATGTGGCTTGCTTTGTCACTTCGTTTGTCGAAATTAGCCTGTTTATCGCAGTTCTAATTTGACGTACTGTGAGGCCCGTCTCTTCTCTAATTTCTTCGACAGTCAAAACAGACTGTCCGCGTTTTACCGCGATTCCTCGATAAAATTTATCTTCAAAACTTGCCGTTACAAGCAAATGCAAGAAAACATCTTTTGTAGGGCCGTCAGAGTACCATTTCCAATCACGTATTTGGCGATAAATTTTGATATAACCCTCATTGCTCATTTTTTATTCTCCTGAGATATTAGGGTTTCACAGCTCAAAACGGGAGATCACCGTCATCTTCAATCGGCTCGTACTCATTGTTTGCCGCCACAGGCGCAGAAACAGCCCTATTAGCCACGTTCTGGCTTTGGGTGGGTTCTTTATTGCCTGCAAACGAAACGTTGTTTACAACCACCTCTACGGCGCTCCTGTTGTTGCCGCTCTTGTCCTGATAGTTCCGGCTCTGCAAACGGCCCTCAACGGCGATCAAACTGCCTTTCTGGAAATAGCGGCAGACAAATTCTGCGCTCTTGTCCCATGCCACAATATCGAAGAAATCTGCCTGATTCTGGCCGTTGGCATCCTTGCGTCCCCGGTCTACTGCAACGCGGAACGATGCAACATTTTTACCTGTTGTAGTCTGGCGCAGCTGAGGGTCAGCAACCAGTCTTCCCATAAGTGCAACTACATTCAACATGTCTTTAATCCTCCAAATAATTCTTTCCAAACCGCCGGGCAAACTCTTCCTTTGTCCAGCTGTAATCCCTCATTGCCATGCGCTGTGCGGTCTTTTTAAGTTCAAGCCGCATCCCAGCATCCAGCCCTTCTATCTTGGGCCAGCACTGCTTTTCGCCGTGAATCCATCTGTGGCAATCCGGGCAAACCAAAATCCACAGGCCAAGAGCTTTGCTTTTTGTCCGGTTCTGGCCGTAGAGCACTTCATGCCGTACCAAAGCGTGGCCGTTAAGGCAGCAATAACACTGTGGGTGGCCGAACATGTCTTTCTTGTTTGGCATGATGGATGGTGCATAGCCGTTGGAATCAAGCGCAACGCCGAATTCATTTTTCATTCTCCGGTCAGTCCTTTCAGCTTTGAAATTTCGTCCGGTGTCATTGTGGGGATTCCCTGCTGCTGGCACTCCTGCACAATCAGTTCCAACAGGCGGTGCATCTGCTTGCTGTCGTATACGCTGGAACCATACCAGCATTGCAGCGTGCAGAACGTGCCGTTTGGTGTAGGCATGGTATCCAGCAAAACAACCTGCCAGCCCTGTCCCTGGCTTTCCCATCCGCGCTTAAAGGTTTCTATTGCTTCCTGCTTGATGGTGACAATATCGCTTGCACCTGCAACATCCCGCACAAGATCGCGGTAAATCTCAACAGCAGGCTTTTTCAGCTTTTCGGCAAGCTGGTTCATGAGTGTCCAAGCGTAGGCGTTAGAAGTCAGGCTGCGCTTTTTCCGTACCTCGCCAAAAACACCTGCAAACAGCTTGCCGGGGCCGGATTTGACTTCATTTGCAAAGTTTTGCGCTTCTTCTATGTCCGGCTTGCTTTTAAGACGAAGCATCAAAATATCACCCATCAAGGTAACATCCGCGATGTTGATTGTATGGCTCATTTGCTCCACTCCTGAATCTGTGCAATCAGCGCATTGCAGCCGTCCAATGTTTTCATTGTCCCGCCAGGAACGGCTTTCAAAGCGTCTAGGACTTCATTTCGTGTATGTTTTGATTTGGCGCAATACTCGGTAATTGCAGCTGTTAGTGTAGCGCGGGCTTTGACATATTCGCTTGCTTCGGCCTCGCCGGACTGAATATCGCCTTTGGTTGGCTGTTCTGGTGCTACGTTTGCGCTCGTCTGCTTGTGGTATTCATCACTGTCAGGGTCTTTTGTGTCATCAATGCAAAACAGTCCATTCAACGCATATTTTCTGGCATAGCTGGATGCTGTACCGGTAATCTGTGCGCCGTCCATACCTTTTTTGGTTTCATCCTCGCGGGCAAAAGCTGTGGTACTGGTGGAGTTTCCCTCTTTGTCCGTTACTGTGGCAATGGCCTTGACGTAATAGCGGCTTCCGATAAGTACAATATCGTCCATAACGGTCAGCGTGCAGCCATATTTTGCGCAGAGAGGTTTTGCCGCTTCAAGAATGCTTTCTGCGTTCCGGTATTTGTACTTTCCGAAAGAGTTGTAAAGGTTCTTGGGTGCTTTCAATTCAGATTGAATCTTAGAAAGTGCTTCAAACACGCTCATGCCTTTTCCTCCTTTTTCACAGTCCCGTTCACAGTCAGCTTTTCTAGCTTTCTGGTGAACGTGATGTTCAGTGTTCCGCACGTTTCAATGCCGAGATTTTCTTCCTTTTTTAGGCTTTTCATCATCTCGTAGATTAGTTTTTCAATGCCATAAGATTGCCCATCAACACGGATGGTTGCAAAGTTTTCCGAGCAGTAAAGGCTTCCTGTGGCTTCAATGCTATAGTTCTTCAGTTCCATCGTTATCCTCCCTTACCGTGCTATCAATGCACGTTTCGCCCCAAATGCAATCCTCGCACATAATGGGGTGGCCGTATTCGTCCGCTGCGCCGCAGCCGGGAAAATCAAGATCAGTCATCGGCGTTTGCTTTCTCCAATTCATCCAGCCGTTTTGCCATGCCTCTCATTGCAGCGCAGTAGGCGGCGAGAATCTGGCTATATTTCCATTGTTCGCTGTTGTTCGTGTCCAGGATTGCAATCTGCACGGTTTCAAAAAATACCTGGTATTTTTGCGGGTCATTGTATTCAAATGCCATCTCAATCTCAAAAGGGTTCATGCCAATACCTCCCGCAGCGTAATAGCGGACAAGCCGCCCAGCAGGCAGGCAATAAGCCCGGCCAAAGATGCGACCCCGCCGCCCTCTGCAAGGCCAGCAGCGGCGCAAATGGTGCCGATTGCGCAACCTAGCAGGGTAAAGTTTGCAAAGCACTTGCAAACCGGAACAATATGGGCTAAAATGGACTTGTGGAACCGGAAAATTTCACGTTTTTTGCCGTTCAGTGTATTGCAGTACACTGGGCGGCTCTTTTTGTTTGCAGTCATGTTAGTGTCCTTTCTTGTTGTTTCCGCCTATCCAACGCTTGTATGTCTGAAATCAGCAGATAAGGCTTGCAATTTGTTCAACGGTTAAATCACGGAAGCTACCGTAATGCTGCCATACCCAGCCACGAGATTTGCCAAGAATCTTGGCAACCTTTGTGGAGCCAAACAGCAGCTCGCCGGGGTAAAGTTCAGCAGCGCGGGCGCGAATGTCTACAAGGGTTTCTTGGTAATGGGGCTTTTCACGGGGCATATGCTCCCCTCCTTTCAAAACCTCACGGCCCCCATAATGCTGATTGCAAGGGCCAGAACGGATAAGAGCAACGCCACATCTTCCTTACTCATGCGTTTCGCTCCTTTTCTTCAAATCGGCCAAATTGAAGTGGCCGGTTGTGATGTGCATGTTGTTCGGGTCGCCAAGGACAGTTTCGTTCTTCACGTCCTTGAATGTGACCTCCGGCGGAATCTTGATGTCGGGGCCGACTTTCAGGTCAATCTCATGTGCCGTCTGGGTAACAGTGGTATCCCCAAAACTGGTTACGCTTTTATCGTTCATTGTTTCTCTCCTTTCACAAAGCTTTCAAACACAGCAGCCGGAAGGCTTCGCGGCCTTTGGGGGTTACTAGGGTTTGGATGCCGCTCCAGTTGGTCTTTTCGTTGTAACATTCCTTGACTTCAAACCAGCCATCACTGCGGTTTGCATACGGCATGAGCTTGCCGCGCTGGTTGCGGAAAATGTACTTCTTGTCAATCAGGAAGCGGATAAAAGCCTTTTCGCTGATTCCAAGCTCTTTTGCGGTCTCACGGAAATTGGTAAGTGTATTCCGTGAGATCAGTTCGTCAAAATATCGAGCTTTCGGCAACATGATAGTGTTCTGAACCGTCAGTTCCGAAATTCTGGCATCCCGTTCAGCCAACGTTTTGTTGGCAACCAGCAGGGCCTTTGCCATCAATTCTTCCGGGGTCATCTGTTCCTGCCCGGCGATGTAACCGCCGTTCTTGCGGATGCTGGGTAAAACCTCGCTTGTGACCCAGCGTTTGAACTGTTTTGCGGTGGGAAGTTTACTGGACAGAATCAAGCTGTACAAGCCGGACTCGTTGATAATTGTTACGTTTTGTTTACCGCCAGGGGTCATCAATTCAGTGACCCCTTTATCTTCAGAATCAACATGATTTGTTACAGCGTTAGCAAGAGATTTTCCCTTTCCATAACCAAGTGCAGCAGCTGCATCATTGCCTACAAACCACGGCTCGCCGTTCATCTCCACCGTGCGCACATCGTTGTTTTCGTACTTGAAAATTTGTATGTTGTTCATTGTTCACCTCCACACTCATCAGAAAAATGCAGCTCCATCAAGTCGGCAATTGCGAGATATTCTTTGGCGTATTTGCTATCGCCGTGGGTTTTCTTGACGATCTCACGGAACTGCGCCAAATCACCATAAAAGCAACCGCACTGTACGCGGAGAATTTTATCCTTGCAGCGGAAAAATGTGGTCGTGCGGGAGTAGCGACCAAAGCCTGCAACGGCGGCGTAGTCCGCATCGCCGGAGACCTGCGCATTGCCGTAGACCTGCGCATTGCCGTAGACCCGCGCATCGCCGTAGACCTGCGCATTGCCGTAGACCTGCGCATCGCCGTAGACCTGCGCATTGCCGTAGACCCGCGCATCGCCGTAGACCTGCGCATTGCCGTAGACCTGCGCATCGCCGTAGACCCGCGCATCGCCGTAGACCTGCGCATTGCCGTAGACCCACGCATTGCCGTAGACCCACGCATTGCCGTCGTGGGAAAGGTTATCTTCCTTCTCAATAAATCCGCCGAGTTCTCCCTTCTCAACGTCGCCAAAAGCGACGAGAGCCTTAATACGGAACAGCTTCTTCCCGAAAACGTTCGTTACAAATTCGGCGGTAAGTTCAAATTTCTTCATGGCTAGATGCCTCCTTAAAATACAGTCCGCACAGCAGATTCAGCGCCATCAGGGCGGCGATGGTGGCGGGGGTGTTTTGCTGTCCTGAATCAAGGTTTCACCTCCGTGCTACATTCAGTGAACAAGTAATCTAGCGTGCAGCCTTTGAGCGCCCCTTGAATGGCTTTCATCTCGCGCAGGGTAAATTGGGAGTGCCCGGTCAGTTTGTTCTGCATGGTAGCGCGGGAAATTCCAATATGCTGCGCAAGGTCTTGCTGCGTACAACGCTGCTTTTTAAGCTCAATCAATAGGTTTGGGAACACTGGGTTTCACCTCCTTCAAAAGCTCGTCTACCGTGCAGCCGTAAAGTTTGGCAATGTCCGGCAGCTTTTTGGTGCTAGGTGCGTTTGCGCCTGTTTCCCAAAAATACACAGCAGCGTCAGACACATTCAGCGCTTCCATTACCTGCTTGACCGAAAGCCCGGCTTTTTCCCGCAGCACTTTGTACTGCGTGTATTCCTTCATTAAATCACCTCCAAAACTTAGTTTTATATCTTGACAACTAAGCTATAATTAGATATTATTGAATTGCAACAAACAATAACTTTCCAAAGACCGCTATTTTGTGGCCTTAGCTTTTGCTTTGCCGTCAAGCTATGTTTCTATTATAACTAAGTTTTCTAAGAATGTAAAGAGTAAACTTAGAAATGATAGAAATATAGCACATTGCACAAAAGGAGTGTGCTTAGCTGTGCGAACGATAGACAAGATCAACTACTATTTAACTAAAGAAAACAAAAATGGCGCAGATTTGTGTGAATACCTGGGGGTAAGTAGCGGGGTGTATAGCCAATGGAATACTGGACGAACCCACCCCAGAAAATCAAAGCTGCCTATCATAGCCGAATATTTGGGTGTTGAAGTTTCTGACATTCAGGGCGATGACACCAACAAAAAAGAAAAGCCCACCGCACAAGGCGGTGAGCTCACTGAAAAAGATGTGGCACTTATTAATATGAAACCATTAACAGAAGAACAAAAACAACAAGCAATGGACATTGCCAAACGGATTGACATTTGCGTAAAAGAATCAGGAATGAAAAAAACAGAGTTTTACGAAAAATCCGGTATTTCGTCCGCAAATTTCAACTATTGGAGTCACGGAACAAACTACCCCCGTCAAAAAAAACTTGCTGATGCAGCTAAATGCCTTAATGTAAGTGTTCAATATCTCGAATACGGAGATGAACAAACAAAAAAGCCCACCGCACAAGGCGATGGGCTTATATCCGATTTGCCAGAAAACATTCAAAAACTCATTTCTATTTGCTTGCAGAACCCGGATTTTACTGTTTTGCTATTAAATCTTGCGCAGCGGATGCAAAATCAGCCAGCTGATCCGGCGTAAAGGTATGCAGGATTGCAATTAGCTTGCTGATGTTTTCCGCCTGTTCTGCCGCAGTATATTTCTTTGTTTGCATATGTTCCTCCTATCACTGTCACTCAGGCCAAAATCAGCTTGAGAATCATCAGCTGCATTACGATACTCAGCCCTATGGGCAGAAGTACCAGCAACAACATGCCAATGGTGTATCCGTTGGATGCTTTGATGTCGTTCATCTCGCGGCGCAAAAAATCTTCGTTAATCATGTTCTTCATCCTTTCACAGTAGCGGCAATGATAAAAAGCAGAATTGTAAGCCCAAACCATACCCATGCGGCGGTGTAAAGGTAATCCGCAATGGTGAAAATGGTGCTCTGGATATTGCCCAAGCGCCGAATCTTCTCGTATGCGGCCAGAATGTTTTCATCCGGCTGGTTCTGATTTTTTTCGTCTGGGGCATCCGGTTCTTTCCCGATCTCTTTGCAGAACGCAATGTAATCATCCACGCAGTTGATGAACGCTTGCTCGATGCCGTCAACGGTTTCTGCGTGATAGTCAACCAAATCTTTGATACCATCAATCTTGCCGTAATAGATTTTATCGTATGGGTCGTATTCCGGCGTTGTAGTATAGCCTTTATAAAAGATTTTTACGGGGAATAACAATCCGGCATCGGGAACAGGTTCTCCATTTAATGTACATCCCCTATCGCCATATGTATAATCAATCCCCAGCTTGTCACAGAGTTGTATTGCCAGTTTGGTTGCTGATATTTGCTTTTCTATGTCAGTCATTGTTCCTCCCCGCATCAGTTGTAAGTTGTCATTTTGACAACTTTGTGTTGTACTTACATCTTATTACAGATTGCCGTAACGGTCAATTAGCAAAACGCACAAATTTCAGGTTTCGCGCTTTACTGCCCGCTTTTTGGGCCTTTTGCGTCCATGCTTTGGTGGGATGGTTAAATCAGGCAGTTTCATGGCTGTTTTCCCTCCGTGCTCGGTCTTGCAGCACAGCGCGATACAAGGCTTCAATGGTTGCCGCATTACGGTTTTGGTAATTCTTTAGACGTTCCACGTTATTCATTGTTGATTCCTCCTGTGTTTTTTGACTACAGTAAGAATCTTAACATGTTTTTTATGCCATGGCTTCCATTTATTTCCATGGCATTTTTTGAATATTTTTTTCTTTATATTTCCTTAACTGTTGTTGTATAAAAATCTTACCGCATTTAGAGCGCAAAACATGTAAAAAATTGAGGGTGATGAAATGGAAAGTAGAGCTGATTTCAGAGAACGTGAAGGACTTATTCTTTCGCAGTGCCGGTTGGAATCCGGGCTTTCGCAAGAATATGTAGCCCGGCAGATGGATGTGAACATCCGCACGGTGCGCAACTGGGAAGAAGGGCTTTCCCCTATCCGAAACGATGATCTGTTGATGTGGTTCGCCGTCTGCAAACAATCCCCCTGGCGCTGGCTGCAGCGCATCTGGATGCCGTCTGCATTTAGCGATACCGATACTCCAAACTGGACGGACGAGCAGGTAGACAAGGCACTTTCTGATTATATTGCCCAGATGCCGGGCCTGTACAAGCGCCGCCTGCTATATATCCTTTGTGGGGCGCATGGGAGCGATTGGGCGGGCCAGATAGACTTGTTATGCGCTAACGCTCATACGTCCATGCAAAGCCGTGTACGCGTCTGTCAGGCCGTGATACAGAACTACCGGATAGATACCGCAACTGGGGATGACCCCTGCCCAAAAAGCACCAAGCCGGACTTTGACCGCCTGCAAATATGCCTGCAAGCCGGAGAAGCTGCCGTTCTGGCAGGCAACGGCGAATATAACGCAAGGGAAAAATAAAAAATCCCCTGCCGGTGGTGCCACACCAGCAAGGGATAAAGGGCCGTCAACATGAAAAGTTGACGGTTTCATTATAAAACATTTTTGGGAGGGCTGCAAGATGAAAAAAGATTTGACAGTTGGGCTTTTTCACAGAAAAGACGGAAGATACCAGCGGAAAGAGATGATAGGTGGCGTTTGGAAAACCTTTTCTGCCAATACGCCCGCAGAGGTCTGGCAAAAGGTTGAGGATGCCAAAGAAGAGCAGGAAGAAAAGAAACGAATTGAAGAAGAGCGTTCAAATGCTGGGCCGCTGTTCAGCGAAATTGCAAAAGAATATATCCGCGTTGTGCAGGGCATGAAAAGCGGAACGCAAAAAAGCTACCTGCCTGCCGTTAAGCGGGCTACTGACGAGTTTGGCGAATACCACATGAGGGAAATTGAGCCTTACATGATCGCGGAATTTCTGCGCGGGCCTGAAATGGCCGGGCGGGCTGCCACAACGGTATCAAACCAAAAGACTGTGATAAACAACATCTTCCAGTATTGGATCGACAGTCCAAAGTGGCGTGGAGATGTAAACCCGGCAACGCAAACTAAAATGCCGCGCGGCCTGCATAAGGGCAAACGACAGCCCCCTACAAACGAGCAAGTGGCAGTGGTAAAGGAACATTACCTTGACCCCGATGCGCTCCCTGCGGTGGCTTATCTTTGCACTGGCGAGCGCAAGGGCGAAATGTGCGCCATACAGCTGCGTGATATTGACTTTGATAAAAACATCATCCACATCACAAAAACGATAGAGCACAAGGGCAATGCCGCTGTGATAAGGGATTATGGCAAAACCCCGGCAGCAATCCGGCAAGTGCCGCTGCTTTCCATGCTAAAAGAAACCCTACAGCCCATCCGCAAAATGCCAAAAGACACATACATTATTGGCCTTGATACAAAGCCTGTAAGCAAAAGCCGCTATGATCGTATGTGGCAAAAGTTCTGGCGAAAATACGGCGTGGCAAAGCCGGTGCCCAGAACCAAAAGCGTTGTAAAGCACGGCAAAAATGTAACCGTTGCATATACTGATTGGAAAGTTCCTGTGTGTGGGCACCAATTCCGGCACGAATATGTCTGCATGCTTGCAATGGCCGGTGTTCCGGAAGAGATTGCAATTCAGCTTGTGGGCCATGCAAACGCCAAAATGATTCATGAAGTTTATCTAGCCCTTAAGCCCCAAATGATTGAGGAAGCACGGAAAAAGCTTGAAGCTATTTTGTCAAATGTTAATTAAGGGATGCCCCTACTTAATGTTGCAAAAAAATTTTATGCGCTGCGGTGGTTCAACCACTTCGGCGCATTTTTTTGCACCAAATCCGCACCAAAATCCCGATAACCCGGATTGAAAAACAATGTATAAAATTTTTGCACCATGAATGCACCATGAATAATATACATTTTTGAACGTTTTTGAACAGATTTGAACAAAGAAAAAACCGCTAAGCATCGTAACTTAGCGGTTTTTTATCGGTGCAACAACCGTATTCATTTTGGTCCGAGTGGCGAGAGTCGAACTCACGGCCTCTTGAACCCCATTCAAGCGCGCTACCAAAACTGCGCTACACCCGGTCGAACGTGGGCTGCTGTCATCAACAGGTATTATTATAACAGGCTTCTAAAGAAAGTCAAGCTTTTTTCTAAAAATTTTTGATTTTTTTCGTATTTTTTCTTTTTCAGTTTTCTTTTCATCGTTCTGCCATACTTTTTTCCTGCTGGCAGCAGCTCACCTGTTTATAGTGGCTGCGTTTTCATGCAATTAGTGCCTGCA